AGGTTCACTTAGATTACAAACAGTAGGCGATACAGAAGATGTACAGTTTATAGATGGTAATTCAAATGAATCTATAATATTAATACACAAAGATGCAGCTAGAGTAGGTATTGGAACAGTATCTGCTTCTGCAAAACTCGAAGTATCTTCATCTACAGATCAAGATGCTTTACAAGTTAATACTCCTAACGGGAATATTAAAGTAACAGGAGATGGTATTTTACAATTATCTGAATATCAAGGCTCAATAAGTGCTATAAATGGCGGGCTAATTTTTAGTTCATCTCAACTCTTTGTAGGAGTTTAAATATTTATAAGTATAACCCAAAAAATTAAAAACATACACAATGGCAAGTTGGAAAAAAGTCATAGTATCCGGAAGTACCCCGGAATTAGCTAACCTCAAGATTGATGGATTAGCCTCAGGAGAGGTAGTAATTGGTGCCGGTTCAGGCTCAAATTTAACAACAACTGCAGTAAACGGATCTGGAAATATAGTAGCTACTACAGCTGCTACTGGATTATCACATTCTGGTTCATTTAGTGGTTCATTCCAAGGTGATGGATCTGCTTTAACAGGAGTTGTAGCTACTAACTTAGATATTGATACTTTCGGTAGTGATTTAACAGCTGCTACTCTTGCTACTACAGATAAAATGATTTTATCTGATGGTGGTACAGAAGGTAGAGTTACTGTTGGTCAATTAGCTACTCCTTTAGCAGGAACTGGTTTAGAAGCTAATAGTAGTACTATTAGAATCGCTGCTGCTGCTGCAGGAGCTGGTTTAACTGGTGGTGCTGGATCTGCTCTTGCTGTAGGTGCTGGTACAGGTATTACAGTTAATGCTGATGACGTTCAAATTTCCGATGGAGGTGTTACAGCAACTCAATTAGCCACTTCAGTAGCCGGTGATGGTTTAGCTGGTGGTGGAGGAACTGCCCTTAGTGTAAACGTAGATGATTCTTCTATTGAAATTAATACTGATACTTTAAGAGTTAAAGCTTCAGGTATCACAAATGATATGTTAGCTGGCTCAATTGCTAATGCTAAACTTTCCAACTCAAGCGTTACTGTTGGTTCAACAGAAATTTCTTTAGGTGGTACTTCAACTACATTATCCGGGTTAACTAATGTAGTAGGTACCAAATTTAGTGGATCATTTAGTGGTTCATTTGAAGGTGATGGTGCAAACTTAACTGGAATCGCTACAACATTAACAATTGATGGTGATTCAGGTGGAACCTCAACAGTAAATCTTAAAACTCAAACATTAGATATTGCCGGTACTGCAGGTGAAATTGAAACTAGTGTATCAGGTCAAACAATTACAGTTGGATTACCAACTAACGTAACTGTTGCTGGAAACTTAACAGTAGATGGTAATACAGTTATTGATGGTGACTTAACAGTAGGTGGTAGAATGGTTAGTGCCTCTTCATTAGAAGTAGCTGACCAATTTATAATAATGGCCTCTGGTTCTACAAGTGCTATAGATGGTGGTATTATTGTTAACCAAAGTGATGCAGCAAATGGTCAAGGTGCAGGATTAGGATATGATGCTAGTGCAGATAGATGGGCATTACAAAGTGATATTGCTGGTAATGCTACAACAATTACCCCAGATGCCTATGTAGGTATTATAGAACAAGCAGCAAGCAATCCAAGTTCAGATCCAGTATATGGTGGAACCAATGGTTTAGGTACACTACACGTTAATAGCTCAACAGGCGACGTTTATATCTACTCATAAACATACTATTTAAAAAGTTATGGGTTTAATTGATAAAATAAGAGAAAAGGAAGCTACCTCTAAGGTAGCTTCCCCTAACCAAACACAAGAAGAAGACCTCCTGTTAAATAAAGAAGAGTTAAAGTATTTACTTACCTTAATTAAAAAATCTCAATTCAAAGGAAGTGAAGTAGAACTTATTTATAATTTAAGTTGGAAACTTCAAAAAGCTTTTTTATATTTAAGCAAAGATTAATTTGTTTAAAATGGAAAAGTATACTTTAAAAAACCTTACAATTAACGAGATTAAGTTTATCCTAACAGCTTTATATGGGGTTACAGTTAAAGGGACAGAAGCAAGAAGTTATGTTGCTTTGCTTGATAATTTAGAAAAACAAGCAGATAAGATAGTTTCACCTCCTTCAAAATCCTAAAATATTTATACTGGAATATTATTGGCCCATAGGGGAAGTGGGCAGGCAGTCCTGTAACCAACCATAATAAAGTAATATGCCAAACTGGAAAAAACTCATTGTTAGTGGCTCGGATGCCTCCCTATCTTCATTAACAGTTACAAACGAGGTAACTGCCTCTTCTTACACAGGCTCATTTTCAGGCTCATTTTCGGGTGATGGTTCAGATCTTACAAATATAAATGCCTTTCCTTTTACGGGTTCAGCTGGTATTTTAGGAGATTTAACTTTAAATGCTCAAGGAAATGATTATGTTGATAATGATTATATAGATGACTATATATTTGGTGGAACTGCTTTATTAGTTAATGATAATGCTATATTTAGTGGTTCTGTAACAGCATTTGATTTAACAGGCTCACTTTCGGGATCTTTTGAAGGTAATTTAAATGTAGAACAGTTAAATGTTGATTCTTTAAATGGGTATGTTGATGACTATGTTGATGATTATATAGGAGGTATAGCACTAATCACTACTGGATCTGCTATTATACAAGGTGGAGCTACTATTATAGGACCTGTAGATCATAGTTTAGGAACGTTTGTTCTAACTAGTGTTTCTGAAAGTTACAACTTTACAGATGACGCCGCCGCCGCGAATGGTGGAATTCCTCTAGGAGGATTATACAGAAATGGAAACGATATTAAAATTCGAATAACTTAACAATATTTATAACATATACTAATTAATTATGGCAATTACTTTAAGAGACGGTTTAGGTAGAAAACTTACCATTGCGGAAATGGATGAAAATTTTGTATTTTTATCTGGATCTTATGTAGTGAACAGTATAACCTCTTCAATGACTGTAGCTACAGGGTCAATGGCTGATACAGCTTCTTATGCTGAACTAGCCTTTACATCTTCTTATGCTGAAATAGCTTTAGAAGGATCTGGATCATTTAGTGGATCCTTTGAAGGAGTAGATATTTCTACCACCTCAGGATCAATTGGTGATTTAACAGTTACACGTATAACTGAAACTTCAGCTCTAGAATATAAAACTGATGTTAGAGCAATGCGTACTTCTGATAAAATTTACCAGTTACGTCCTGTTAATTTTAAATGGAAAGAAGATCAAAGAAAAGATGTTGGTTTAATTGCTGAAGAAGTAATTAAAATTTATCCTGAACTAGTAAAAACTGATGGAGAAGGTAATGCTATAGGAGTTAACTATTCTAAACTAACAGCTGTATTAATTAAAACAGTTCAAGATTTAAAAGCTAGAATAGAAGTTCTAGAAAATAAATAAATAATATATAAATCGTTATGGCAATAAAACAAACAAAGGTAACGGAGGAGGAACTAATAGAAATTGAAGAATTTCAAAAAAATGTTAATCTTATAACGTATCAACTTGGACAAGTTGCGTTGCAAAGATTAAGTTTAGAAAAACAAGAAGAAGCTTTAGAACTACAACATGAGCAACTTCTTAAACAAGAAAAACAGTTAGGAGATAAACTGAAAGAAAAGTATGGAAATTCTCAAATAAATCTAAAAACTGGTGAGATTACAACTAGTGAGTAATGTTTTTGAGACCTCCTTATATATTTATCATTGATAAAATAACTAGATTAAAATGGCTGAAACATTATTATCCCCAGGAGTACTAACACGTGAAAACGACCAAACTCTTATAACTCAAGGTCCAATTACAGCTGGTGCTGCAATTTTAGGTCCTACAGTAAAAGGTCCCGTTAATATTCCTACCTTCGTTACTTCATATAGTGACTATAAAAGCAAATTTGGAGGTGCCTTCGAAAGTGCTAGTATTAGATACGAATACTTAACCTCAATCGCTGTTTACAATTACTTCCAACAAGGAGGTCAAACCGCTTTAATTACTCGTGTAGTAAGTGGATCTTATATTCCTGCTAGTGCTTCTGTGGCTGCAATTGGAACCGGATCTTCAGATGTAGCTACTGGATCTTTTGTATTAGAAACCCTTTCTTCAGGAGATTTAATGAATAACTCTGGAAGTATTGGAGCTAGTGGATCTTTAAGAAGTGGATCTGCGGATAATATCCGTTGGGAAATTGCAAACTCAGATACAAGCAGTGGTCAATTTAGTCTATTAATTAGACGTGGTGATGACAATAGTAATTCTAAAACAGTATTAGAGACTTGGAATAACTTATCATTAGACCCAAATTCAGCCAACTATATAGAACAAGTAATTGGAAACCAAAAACCAGAATTTAAAATTGATGGAGATGGTGTTCCATATATCGAAAATACAGGATCATTTGCTAATAACTCTCGTTATGTAAGAGTTTCTTCTGTAACAAGTCCACTTTACGATTATTTTGATAATGATGGTAATGCAAAATCCGAATATGTAGAATTCATGCCTAAAGTAGGAAGTGGATCTGTAAATTACATAGAATCTGAAGGAGCCTTTGGTGGTGGAGAAGGTAATGTATTTGGTCTTGGTACAGGCGGACAACAATTAAGAATGTTTGAAAACATTAGTAATGCTAGTATTCAAGGTGTTGCCGCTGCAGACTATACTCATTCATTAGCTTTATTACAAAATAAAGATGAATACGATTATGAAATTTTAACCATTCCTGGTGTAACAATCCAAAACGGTTCAGTAGCAACAACTACAGCAATCGATACTGTTACAGAAAGAGGAGATGCAATTGCTATAATCGATACAAGAGATTACGGAGCTACAATTTCACAAACTGTAACTTCAGCCGCTACAGTAGATTCAAGTTACGCTGCTGCATACTGGCCTTGGGTTCAGTTGCTATCAGCTGAAACTGGTAAATTAGTTTGGGCACCTGCTTCAACACTAATTCCTGGAGTATATGCTACTAACGATAGATTAGGAGCTGAATGGTTTGCACCTGCTGGATTTAACAGAGGTGGTGTAGGTGGTGCTGTACAAGCAGAAAGAAAATTAACACCTGCTAACAGAGATACATTATACGCTGGAAAAGTAAACCCAATTGCTTCATTCCCAGGACAAGGACCAACAATTTTCGGTCAGAAAACATTACAAACTAAATCTACAGCTTTAGATAGAGTTAACGTTCGCAGATTGTTAATCGAACTAAAACGTGTAGTAGGACAAATTGGTGAAGGATTGCTATTTGAACAAAATACAGCTGCCACAAGAGGTAGATTCTTAAACCAAGTAAATCCATACTTAGAATCAATTCAACAACGTCAAGGATTATATGCTTATAGAGTTGTTATGGATGAAACCAACAACACAGCTGATGTAATTGATAGAAATCAAATGGTAGGACAAATTTATATCCAACCTACTAGAACAGCTGAATTTATAATCTTAGACTTTAACGTAACACCAACGGGAGTTGAATTCTAAAAAATAAAAAAGACAATATTTATAATAAACATAAATTAAAATGGCAGTAAAAGATCCCAATGAAATAATGTTCACCGCCTTTGAACCAAAGGTGCAGAATAGGTTCATTCTATATGTAGATGGTATCCCATCTTACCTAATAAAGAATGCTTCTGCCCCCGGATTCGATGCTGGTGAAATCATCCTAGATCATATTAACGTTTACCGTAAAATAAAAGGTAAAGTAAGATGGAATGATATGACTTTAGGATTATATGATCCTGTAACACCCTCAGGCGCTCAAGCTGTAATGGAATGGGCACGTTTAGCTCACGAATCAGTAACTGGTCGTGACGGATACTCAGATTTCTACAAGAAAGACTTACAATTAGATATATTAGGTCCTGTAGGAGATGTGGTTTCTCAGTGGGTAATCAAAGGAGCATATTGTAAAACTGCCACATTCGGTGAATACGACTGGAGCGCTGAAGCAGCGATCAGTTTAGATATCACTATTGCAATGGATTATTGTATCCTAAACTTCTAAAAAATACCCCAACCCTCCATACCTTTGAAAAATGGTGTTCCTTTTGGAACACCTTTTTCTATTTTATATATTTATATCCACAAATTAGTTATTTTATAGTATGGAAGAACAAGTTACAGAAAACAAATTTAAATTTCCCACTGAAGTCGTTGAATTACCATCTAAAGGATTAATATATCCTAAGGATAATCCATTGTCTTCAGGTAAAGTAGAAATGAAATACATGACTGCTAAGGAAGAAGACATTTTAACCAATCAAAACTACATTCAGAAAGGTGTAGTATTAGATAAGTTAATTGAATCACTTATTGTCTCTAAAATTGATATTAATGATATTGTAGTTGGAGATAAAAATGCATTATTAATTGCATCCCGTGTTTTGGGTTATGGTAAAGATTATACTTTTAGAGCTTATAATTCAAACACAAAACAAATTGAGGATTTTACTATTGATTTAACAACATTAGAAGATAAAAATTTAAATTCTAAAGATTTAAAAGAAAAAGGTATAAATGAGTTTGAATATGAGTTACCACATTCTAAAATGTTAATAACTTATAAAATTTTAACCCATGGGGATGAGAAAAAAATTGATAAAGAAATTCAAGGTTTACAAAAAATAAATAAAGAAACTACACCAGAAATTTCTACTCGTTTAAAATATATTATTACTTCAGTAGACGGAGATAGAGAAAAGAAATCAATTCGTGAATTTGTAGATAAGTATATGTTAGCTAGAGATTCTAGATCACTACGAGAAGAAATTCGTCGTGTATCTCCGGATGTTAATTTAAAATACTTTGGGGAAGGTGCAGAGGAGGGCATCAATATCCCCATCAATTTGAACTTTTTTTGGCCTGACGCCTGAATATAGGCAAACTTTATTTTCCCAAATACATGAAATTGTGTTTCATGGTAATGGATATGATTGGCACACAATATATAATATGCCTATTTGGCTTCGAAATTTTACTTTTAAAAAATTAGAAGAATATTTTAAAAAACAAGAAGAAGCCCAAAATAAAGCAAATAATCAATTAAAAAATTCTAAAGAAATAGCAAGACCTAATATAAATCCTGCTAATGTATATAATACATCAGTGCCTACCAAAAAGTAGGCACTTTTTATATTTATATACGATAAATTCTATAAATGGCTACACCCGAAGATATTCAAAGACAAGAAGAACTAAACAGATTAGTTCAAGAACTGGCTGGGATCACTCAAGAAACATTAGAAAATCAAAGAAGTATTTCTAATGCATTACAAGATTCTTTAGGTGCATTACAATTTGAAAGATCTGAAAGAGCTGAAATTAGATCTATTACTAAAGAAGTAAATAAAATAGCTTCTGATTCTCGTACTATTCTTAAAGATGAATTAGGTTCACAAAAGAATATTGCTGAAATTCAAAAATCACAAGAAACCCTTAAAAAAAGACAAATTGCCTTAGAAAATATATTTTCATCTTTAACTGAAGAACAATTAAGAGCAGTAGAGGCATTAGGTTTAGGGTTAAAAGATCAAATTGATAGTATAAATAGAATTAATAGTGAATTAGAAGAAACTAAAACTAAATCTCAAGACATTGCTGATGTTTTTGGGGTTAAAGTATTTACTAATATAGAAGGTGTTGCAGGTAAATTAGAAAGTTTAACCGGATTAAAATTAAAACAACCTTTTTCAGATGCTGCAGACGCTGCTAGATCAGTAGAAAATGCTGCTGGTAATAGTGCAAAAGCTTTTGCTGCAGGGGCTAAATCAATTGCTAAATCAGCTACTTCAGCTTTACCTCTACTTGTATTTACCCAAATTTTAAAAGCAGTTTTACAAATAGATAAATCTTCAGGTGAAATAGCTAAAAATTTAGGTATTTCTTATGATGAAGCTTTAGCCTTAAATAAAGAATTTACCCAAATTGCCGCTTCTAGTGATAATATATTTATTACTACTAAAAATTTAGGAGAAGCATTTTTATCTATTAATAGTGCTCTAGGTACTAATTCTACACTAAGTAGTGATTTATTAGTTACCCAAACTGAATTAGTAAAACAAGCAGGCTATAGTGTAGAAGCAGCTACTCAACTAGCTACTCTTTCATTAGCTACGGGTAAATCTTCTAAGGATATTACTACTGAATTTTTAGGACAGCTTACTTTACTAAATCTACAAAATCAATCATCTATAAATGAAAAAGTTGCTTTAGAAGATATAGCTAAAATTTCTAAAGCAACCCTAGCAACTTTTGCTGCACAACCAAGAGAATTAGCAAGTGCTATATTCCAAGCTAAAAGACTTGGATTACAATTATCCCAATTAGAATCTATTCAAGAAGGTTTATTAGACATAGAAAGTTCACTTAGAGCCGAATTTGTAGCCGAAACCGTTATAGGAAGACAATTAGAGTTAGGTTTAGCTAGACGTGCTGCTTTAACAAATGATCTTTTAGGATTAGGTGAAGAATTAGAAAAACAGCAAATTACTTTAGCAGAATTTGATGATTTAAATTTTATTCAACAAGATGCTTTAGCTAGAGCTTTACAATTACAACGAGGTGAATTAGGTCAAATACTTTTACAACGTACAGCTTTATTAAACCTATCTGATCAAGAAGGTGCTAGTGCTCAAGAAAGATTTAATAATTTAGTTAAACAAACTGATTTAGAAACTGCAAGAGCAAGAATTGGTGATGAAACTTTAGCCAACCAATTAGCCAGTGTTAATGTTCAAGAAAGATTTAATCAAAGTATAAGTAAACTTACAGAATTATTTGTTCAAATTGCTGAACCTTTATTACCTATTCTTAGTGGAATAGCCTCTGTATTAGAAGTTTTAATACCTCTTATCCCATCTATTGCTTTTATAGCAGGAGTATTTACAGGTAATCCTTTTCTAATTGGTTTAGGTGGTACTGGTATATTAGGTCAAATAGATGCTATGGATTTATCTGGTGTAGAAGATGGTATTGCACCTGCCTCTAAAGGTCCTTTTACTATTACAGATAGTTATGGAAATATGGCTATTACAGCTAAAGGAGATTCTTTAGCAGTTTCACCTAATATAGAATTAAATAACAAACCCCTAAACCCTGGTACCAGAAATACTAATGAAAGAAATACTAGCGAAATAATACTTTCAGATACACAATTAAATAGATTAGCAGATTTTATATCTAAAGGTGCAGAGCGTGGTACTTCTAAAGCAAAATTATCACTTAATGTTGATGGTAGAAGATTAGCAGATAGTCAACAAGTACCAAGTATTTTAGGACAATATAGATTCTCATCTTAAATATTTATTATAAACCCCAACAATTATGAGTATATTAGACATTTACAATAACCCTCCTAATCAAGGAAGACAGATTAGATTTAAAAATGGTGTTACTCCTGCAGCTCCAGGAAACTATACTCCATATGAAAGAAATGATCAAGCTTCATTACGTAATTCTCAA